AATAGAATCAGTTGCAAGAAGTTCTTTTGTCCGATCGATAATGTCGTCCATCAGAGTAGTAAACCTGAACTGACACTTACCCTTGATATAGAGATGGTGATCGTTACCATTGTAAGAGATAGAAATAACACTTCCTTCTCCTAAATCCGCAAGTTCAATATCTCCATACGGAACTTTAACACGACGTCCATCAGCAAGGATAACTTCAATAGTATTAACAGTATCATCACCTCCTGAAGGGTTATCGTTTTTAGCTGCTGATACAATTCCAAAAACTTCTTGGATTGCACGATTCAGCTGATAAACTCCATCATTCATAAAACACAAGATCTTATGATTGAATGTACCCATACGCTTCGACTGCTTAATCTCGTTTTCAACAAAATTTAAAGCATCTGAATAACGCATGCGAGGATCAGACATTACCTGAATAAATTTCTCTTTTTGCTCCTGCTCATACTTAGAAACAGTACTTCGCATTACGCTTTTAACTCCTACAGGATTTCCCATTTTTAATTTTATTTATATTTTTTATTACAGTTTGACAATATTCTTTAGTTGTAGTTAAACAACCAAATGTAACAAAATGTTCTTCTTTTGTTATAGTAAGAGATTTTTCCTCAATTTTTTCTCTTGAGAAAGGACTATCGTATAATCTTTTCAATAAAGAATACTTTACAGCAGTGTTCTTACAGAAAATTGTATCTTTTTCTTCAATATAGATTACAGGATACCCTTCAACTTCTCCTACAATATGTTCTTTAAGATCCATATTTTTATTAGAAGTCTACATAATAATCGACTAAATCATCCATAAAGTAGGATGCAGGACAATTGGTTATTTCTGCCAATATTTCATACTGTTCAGGAGTATAGTCAGTTACTCCTAAGATTTGTCTAGCTTGTTCAGGAGTGATGTCTAAGCTAGTAGATTTAGTGTGATTTTCGAAAATTATAAGTTTATAATGCATAGTGTGTAAAAAATTAAACGTCCGTATCTTGAATGACAAGAGTTTATCATTGCTTTTTATCTCCATATCTTAAATATGTGTAAACTACTAAAAATATAACGATAATAGTTAGACATAGAAATGAAGATATGAATACTATATTTGTTAATGAAAATTCAAATAATATACTAATAATATAACTGATGTAGCTTACAAAGACATAATATATTATCAGTCTATGATAGATACAAAACTTAAATGTTAGTGAGAGTATAAGTAATCCAATTGCAATTAAAAGATCAGTAATTGAACTGACCAACCCAATCAACAAAGAACTAACTACAAAATATTCAGCTAGTAACAATATTAAAATCTTAATTGCAAGAAGTACAGGAGCTAACCTAATAAAAATTATGCTAAGTTTTCTTAACATTATAATTTCTTAATAATACTTAAAACTAATCCAATCTTAAAACAAAGACTTGGAGAAATAGTATAAATAATTGTTTCTGTAGGAAATACATTAGGAATAATTGCACTCCAAGAAAAATAAAGAATTAATGCTATAATTACAGCACGCAATACAATCCAAAATAGTACAACTATTATAGAATATATAGTGTAATCAGAAGTTTTCATTATAATATAATATTAAGTAATAAAATTACTATAAATAACATAATAAAATATGCAATTAAAGTAAATATCCGAGAAAGACATCCATATTTTGTACAAATGTCATAAGAAGTTAACTTATCCATATACGATATTTTATATGATAGATAGTATCACATGGCTCTAAATACCTTCCGCTAAAAAGATTTAATTTTTGTAATTCTCTAAAAGTAAAATTACACTCAATAACAAGATGAAGTAATAAATCTTTAGTAATTCTCCAATTTAAACTAGAAGTATGAGCTAAAACAACGGTTCTATCCTCATCCACACCTAATATTAAGCATATCTTATTTTTCGCATACTGTAATCCACGTGCATATTTAATCTGTACTATTTTATCCATATACGATATTTTGTAATCTCATATTCATCCCCTGCAACAAGTACTCTTCCATATCTTAAATGATTTTTCTCTAGGTTAACAAAATCCTTAAATTCTGGAAGCCACTCATCAAATTCCCAAGACAAAAATTTATTACTTCCAACTATAAGTTCACTTGAAGGTGCAGAAGGATTATTGTAAGTTCCTACGACCTCACAAATTCTAAATAACAATCGTTCATCATGGAGAGAATCTATAATTTGAACTATCTTACCCATATTCTATAAACTATTTGTATACACATATCACTATGTACTATTACATGCCCATATTGATAACTCATAGAATATGGAATAAAATCTTCTTTATGTATAGGTAACCATTTTTTAAATTCCCAAGCTAAACGTTGATTACTTCCTAATACACTTAGAAAACCTTCTCTAGAATTATATACTCCAACTTCTAAAGCTATTCTATATTGTTTTAGATTGTATAGATGTGAGTTATGATATTGAAATATCTTTAATTTACTACTCATAAATTTCAATTTTAAAAAATACTCAGCCACCTAAGTAGCTGAGTATTAAATAGTGGAGCTGACACGCTATTTTTATTTTGTTACATTTTAGTTCCACAATTGAATAATTTTTATTATATTTGTAATAAAAAATTTAATTATAAAATAACAAAAATTATGGCAAAAACTGAGAAAAAATGTAATTATTGTGGAAAAGTCTTTTTAGCAGAAAATAAAGAAATAAACAGAGGAAATGCTAAATATTGTTCATTATCTTGTGCTGCAAAAGCAGAAAAAACAAAACAATTTGAACTTATTTGTAAACATTGTGGTAAACTCTTTATTGGATATCATGCTACAGCTAAATATTGTTCGTTGTCTTGTAAACAAAAACATTATAGAGCTCAACAAAAGGTTGACAACACAAAAGATATGAAATATTATTACAAAATATTTGAATATATTCCTTGTGAATTATGCGGTTGAAATAAAGGTCCAAGAGATATACATCATATTATAGAAGTTTCTCAAGGAGGTAAAAATGAAATTTCAAACCTTATTTCTTTATGTCCTAATTGTCATAGACTAATCCATCGGAACCTTATTTCTAAGGACAGCTTAATTGATGCTGTTAAAAATAGGACTATATCATCATCCAGTGAAAACACTGGAGCAGGACGCTAAATCTGGTTATTAAGGGAACCCATTTTCCCTCCAGTAGTCTCTGAACTTTCTATAGAATGGTCTATAGCTTAGCTGCTGATTAGCATATCATTTCTGACTTAGCCTTCCAGCAATTCATCCTGTTTAATCGATGGAATTACTTCCAAAGCGACCCATTGAGTCGAACGTGTGTCTCCTAATTCTCCTAATATCAACTTGTTACGTGTGTTAGTTTTGTTTTAATTGGAACTACCCAATAGGGGTACCCGAAGGTGACCCATCCACCAGCTCATTTTTAAGGAACGAAGGCAAACCTTGAAAGGAAGTGTTGTTCTCGCCAGTTTAAGAGTGACGAACCTCCCATTGATTTACGCAGCCATTAAAGCTACTCCTTCAATGTCGCCAAACAGCGCCGTCTCAACCTTGTTGATAATGCGCGAAAAAATGTTATTTGCGTTTATTGTTTGAATCTGTTTTACGAGTATGAATCAAACTCGACACGATTGATATTACTTGACATTAGGATCAAATACCTAGCAGCCCCGAGCAGGGAGGAATTAACCATCACCTCCCTAGTAGGATTCTTTTTTAAACTTGTAGAACTCCAAGCTTATAGTCTAGAGTATCCCTACTCTAATTATAACGGAGATTAGTGTGAAAACACTAACCGCGGCTATTATTTCACGATGGAAACTATATAGCATGTTCTTTATTTCTGCGGAACCTAACATGAAAAAACCGACCGAATTGCCCCGTATTCTCGATAGGCTCAAGATCCTTGTTTAATGTCCTAGGAAAGACGATAGGGATACTTCAGATACGCGTGAAGTTGCCTGAACATCGCGGAGGGCTATTTCTTGTGGGGATCTAATAGCCAATCTACCAAACTTTTAAGATTAGTTTTAACTCCCTCAGTCTTAAGTATCACTGAGTTACATACCCTTACATATAGTCGAAGGAAAACTACCCATTTTCTATACCGCAGGAGTCAGCAGGTATATAAAGAAATAGTCATAGGACTAAATCCTAACAGAGGCAAAAGTAAAAACAATGACCATGACGAAATACTTCTCAAAGCTAAAAACAAAGTCAATTATATTTATATTTGAAGTATTTCACAAGTTTGTACAATACTAATAATGCTTAGCATACATATGCTTTACTAGAGCAAGTGTTTGTCTATATTTGTATTATCCGCAACACGCGTATAACACACAATATATCTTGTAGGATTTAGTCCTATGTAAAAGATAGAGTATACTGATGAAAATACAGTATAGCATCTATCTACCTATTAGAGAGAACTTAAGAAATCATAAGTATCTTTCAGTTCATTCGGAATTATAATCCGAAGTTTACCAATTTTACTTATTTCCTCATTTTTCCAGGTTGTAAACTGCTTATTCAAAAGCTCTATTTCATTCGAATATTGCTTGAATTTAACTGCAGTTTCTGTATCAAGTTTTGCAGTTTCTTCTGCAACACGTTGATCAATAGAACCTTTAATGGCATTGAGGCTTGCTTCAACAGCACGATGTTGTTTTTGCAACTCAAAGTAGAGTTCTTCAACTTCTTCCTGTTTTACAGATGCAATGTGACGATAAACTTTATCATCTTCTACTAATGCA